CCCCCTCATTCTTCGGGTGGCAAGCGAAGGTCAAAGTCAAAACAAAGTGCCAACATCTAAAGCAATCGCTGTAAACAGCTATATTAAAACACTAACACATTTAAAACACTTATGTCGGTGTCCACCATATGTGACAAACAATATATAAAACCACTTGAGGTTGTTGCCACATATGGTAGACACCTTTGGTAAGGTTGCGACAAGTCGCTTTCTTTATATTAAAAAACTACCATCAAAATCTCAACGCAATTATGGTTTCCTAAGTGTTATAAACACAGCCACACTTAGGAAAGCAAACACCCATAATTGCTTACCCATCGCAACGAATACTAAGCAGTTGGTCATGGTATTATTCACATTCAAAAGACAATGTAAATAATATCCATTCCCAAGTATGCTTTGTGTATTCGTTATGCTACGAGTGGATATATATATATGAACACGCTGTGCGATTTTACGCACCTGTAGATTATCAAGGATTAGCACAAATAGTATTATTCACATTCAAAAGACAATGTGAATACCACTCCGTTATACCATTTGCACTACCGTTGCACGGCAAGATCATGTAGAGATACAACAAGTTGTACTCTTTATGTGTATTAAAAGTGTTGCAACAAAGCTTACGCTTTGATCACTTTTAAGTACACTCCATCATCTTGTCCTTGACAATCGTCTCTTCAACGCTTAGGCGTTTCGAGATTCGTGCGTAATAATTTACAGCGTAAGTTCACATTTATTAACTAACTTAATCTTTAAATGGAGAAAACATTATGAATACTAAACTTACACCTACTAGTTTTCAAACATCATGGCACTCTAAAGATATTAGAGAAACCTCTACTAAAAATATTTACGTAGTGCTTAATCCTTTTTGGAATAATAACCTAACACTAGGACTTGAACAAAAAGAGTCTTTTAAATTGTTCATTGAACAACACCTTAACAAAGAAATAATCGATATGGGTCAAGGCGTTCATTCAGATAAATGGTACTTTTCAACTAGATCAAAATTGGAGCATTAATATGCAATATTTAATATTTGTTGTATCATCACTTGTACTACTTTCATCAATGTTTATTTTATTATCTTTATAAAGGGGAATTACAATGAAAGAACAAAACTTAAAAGAAAGTTCAGCACCTGCAATAAAAGTAAATGGTATTGTATGCGGAGCAACGCAAACACAAGCACTAAATACCATCAAAGCTGTCGAAATTTACAAGAATGGTAAGGAAGAATGTGCTAAAGTTATCTTTAGAATATTCAAACCAATAGCCATAAAAGGCGACATACAAGCATTTGATCATTTTAAAGCCAGTATTGTTTCTAAAGTGTGCCATGAACAAGGTTGGGTAGACCAAAACGGAGATCCAATTCACACTTCAATCCACGCTCTCTTTAATAAAGGCTTTAAAGAGAGTTATCCTTGTAATGTAATAACACTTATTAGAAACGCTTGTAAATGCGAGGACGAGGAATTGCGTAAAGAGGCACTAAAGAATAGACTTCACGCACAAAAATACACCGATCTACTTAATACTAAAAAGCAAGACGAAACATCTGACAAAGAACCAACAAGGGAAGAGGTTGACGCTAAAATAGAAAACCCAAGCAACGACCCAATACTCAGCGAAGTAAAGAAACAAGTAATAGATATTATCATATATAAATTAAACGATGACCAAGCAACAGCAATCAGTAGAACACTACAAAAAATAATAGAAGAGCAAGACAAAAAGAAAGTTTCATAATGCTCCAAGACTTTGGGAGGGCTTCGGCTCTCCCCTTTTTTATGTCATATATAAACCTTAAAACATTTAAAAGCTAAGTAGTCGTAAACTCCTACTTATTTAGCAGTCACCTTTCGCTTTGCTCAAGGTATCCTTTAAATGTCAGTGGACTCTTGAGTGTCTTTAGTACACGACAAAAACAGATACAACCTAACAGACACCAAAGATACACTAAAGAAATACTTTAGAGCCACTAACATTAACACTAAAGGATCTTTAGTATCTCTTGTGTCTCCTAGCCTAGTCTGAAGTTATACTTTAGTACCCCTAAGAACATTTAAGTATCCTTTAGTGTGTCCTATTGTGCTGAAAGTGTTTGACTAGTGCCCACCCTATGGGGTAGACTCAAACTATACACTTTCAAAAAGGGTACTCAGATTTTTTCTTCAAAATACGTTTAAGAAGCTCTCTAAGAGACTTTAGTGTAAGGTAGCGAAGGGGGATAACGAAACACCTAAAGTCTCCTAGCAGAGCTTAGATCACCTCCTATATACTATAGTATGTAAAGGGGGGTCTTTCTCTAAAGGGTAACTTTTTAATTATTACCTAAATTCAATAAGTTAAAAGCAGGTACTTTTAGACTAAATACTAAGCAGCTACCCCACGATAGACACGCTTAGGTTGGACAGTTTTACTCTTTGTACCTAGTTTCTTGCGTTTACTTTTTGTACCAATTTCAATACCACGATAAATACGTTTAGTCATATTACACCTCCGATAGTTAATGAGATGCGTTCCTTCAGCAGTATGCTTACTTCCGACCAAAAGGTTGAACGATATTAAAGTTTAGTACCTGCTTCTAAGATAAAAAGGATAGGTATCTAAGATTGATTCTTCTTCCTCTTGAGATACCTTAATTGTCCATGAAACAGCAGGAGGGTCTAAAGTTGTACACCCTGTTAAAAGTAATAATAATATAATTACTAACTGGAACTGCCGTTTCATTTTTGATCTCCTTATAATAATGGGTTGTCTGGTTTATTCTTTATACGCCTAATTTCTTCTTTAAGGCTACTAATTTGCTCTTGTATGACTCGTACTTCTGAGTCAGTTTTGCTTGTATCTGGGATAACAATCCCTTCAATTTTACCTTCAAGGACTTTAATAGAACCTCTAACTGTTTCAATTTCTTTACCAATATGTCCAATATCGTTATCATTTACTCTTACCTCTAGTGTGGTTAATCTTTGTTCTAAGTGTGTAGCATCAGTATTTAGTTCTAACTGACTTACCTTTTCGTTAAGTGTTCCATATCCAACAGCAACACCTCCAATACTGGAAGCTAATCCAATCCATAAAGCTACGTCTTGTGGTTTCATTGTAATATTACCTCTAATCCTTGTGCTGGGTCATTTGCATACATTAAATACATCTCACTATTTACACCTACAGCAGAGTCCATCCAATCTAGGTTAAGTTGTGTGGGTATTAATTCATCAATAGACACAGCAGTATTTGTAAAGAAATCCATAATAGTATTTGTAGACATAAAAGCGTGAGCTATAGTGTCTATAACGTATGAATCTTGAGCATATCCTTCAATCATATTCTTAGTCATGCTTGCTTCTAACATCCCTGAGATAGATGTATTAAACTTTTGTCTACTAGACTCTTTAATAGCTCTAAGATCATTCTCAGTTGCGTATGCTTCTGCATTTATTTTAGTTTGTTGATCTCCATTAACTAACTTGTCAGCTATTTCTGTAACGGCTGCTATTTCGCTCGCAGCTTCGATTAGAGTGTCTTTCTCATCCTCATAGGTATCTTGCTCTAGGTCTATCATATCGTTCAGGAGAACGAGCGAGAGAGCCTCTGGAGTGCTGTTCACTAATCCATCAGCATAGGCTTGGTTAAAGACATCCATTTGTTCTGGAGTCAACTCATATTGAGTACCATCATCATTGTTATAAATGATTGTATTTCCATCAAGCATAGATTGAGTAGTCCATTGAATGTATTCTTGTATGTTATTTTGGACTACATTGTTTATCGTAGACGTACTTTCGTTTAAAGAGGTCATATCGTAGTCGTTTTCGCTCGCATTTACCTTCTGGCTCAGGCAAAGGCTCGTGGTCAACAACAATACGCTTAGGAACATATTCGGGATTTTTAATATAAAATTCAATTGCATCTTCTCCTATTAATCCTTTTATTGGGCAGGGTGTAGAGGCATTACGCATAGCCCACCAGACTCGTGGGTCACCGCAAAGCACACTTGTAGCAGCCACTTTAAGCCCTAATGAACTTAACTGCCTACTTAATTTTAATCTTTCACAGTTCTCATCAACTTTCATCTTAGATGCAGAAAAACCTATCTGCAAAGTTTGCATACCTGCACCTGAAGTAACGATACAAGTATCAGCTTGATACGTTGGGGTTGATGGAGCGACTGCTGTAACAACAGGCATACCTTCTTGATTGACCGTTGTTTCTGTAGTTGTTGTTATAGTTTCAGCCTGTTGGTTTGTGCCAAAGTCTCCTACAGTAGCCTCACTGGCTTGTAAGAGAGAAGGTACTAGGGCTAAAATCAATAGTAGTCTCTTCATTTACAATTAACTCTTCTATTTTTATGACCCACGATTGTGGGATTGCTATATATGCACCCCCTTCTTGTAAAGTATCTTCTACAATACGAGAACGCATAACGATTACGTGTTCTTGACCATTCATAATTAACCAACCGACTTCTTGAGCTACTGCACATTCATGTTTTAAAATATCATCAATGTTTGCCCAGTTGCCATCAGAGTCTTGTGCATCAAGCCATGTTAGTCTTACCATTGGTATATCTTTTATATCCATGTAGCTTTCCTTGGTGCTGAGTTGATATTATAACCATTAACAAATTTATCTAGTTCATTCATTAATAGTTGCTCTTTTCTATCTTTTATTTCTCTATCTACGTCAGCAGCCATTTGTTCTACCCAATAAGCTACTCCCATTGCTAAAGCATCTAACCTATCGTCATGTGCTAAAGAACCTCTCCATCTAGTTAGACGAGACATTTGATATGTTAGCATATATCTTTGAGCTTGTTCAGGAGGTCTGTGTTGGACACTATCAAAGTCTTTTTGTATGACTTTGGGATCAATGATTAACCTGTGCTGATTCATAACTGGCTCAAGTGTATCAATAATACGCTTTTCCTTTTGGATACTGTGTCTAACTTCTTCCATACTTACTGGATATATTTTTCTAAGATATGGTTTTATTAGCTCATTAAACATACCATCACCAAAGTTACTTTCTATAAGTACCTTGTTGACTTTATGTGTTTTAGCTATGTTTGCTAATTTAGTTAAAGTAGCATCATTATAACCACCTTCTAAACCATTACACTCAGGAACGTATAAGAAACCATTAAGCATTTTAACTACAGCATAAGCAGTTTCATCTTTACCTCTACCAGAGGGGTCAATGACTAATACTGATCCTGTATAATTTACGTAGTCGCCTACAATCGCTTCTGGAGCATAATACTTATCGCCTGATAATCCTACATTAGGTAAATCTTTAACTTCTTTCATAACACCATATACAAGTTTTTCAGGTGCTTTATCTGTATCTACAGACATTACCATTAAATCTGATAATTTTAAAGGGTATCTATCAGTATCAGAAAGTGTAGTGTCTAACATAAACTGTAATGCAAAACCTGAGCGACCATATGACAGTTCACGCTCTAATAAGTCGTCATCATCAAACCTATCAGGATCTACTGGTTGCCCTTCTAAGGGTGTTTTAGATGTAGATATAGCATCCCAAAGCATAGGTGCTAAACGGTTGCCATACGCCTTTTCAGAGCCTTCTACGCTAGGGTATCGTGCTGTCCACACCCTCATTTGGTATCCACGCTCAGTAAGTGTGTTATATAGACTCATTTCACACTGAGGTGTACCTAAATACAATATTTTACCATCTGGTTTAAGTACAGCATCAAACTCTTTTACAGCCTCTCCTAACTTTCCTCGCATCATTTGTGTCATAGAATTGTTAGGTACTTCAATGTCATCAGCAATAATTATATCTGCTCGACTGCCTGTCAACTGACCAGTAATACCTACTGATTTAACAGAGGGACTACCACTAGCCAGTGCAGGTCTTACGTCAAATGCTATTTTACTCCATCTTTGTCCTTCATTAGCTATGAGGTGTTTACACATAGGAAGTTCTAAGATTAATCGTTGAGTAAATGTAGAGAAATCGTCAGCACGTTGTTTAGATGCTGAGACAACCATAAATTTCTTTTGAGGATCAAGTAGTAGTTGATGTACTACAAAGGCTGCTGTAATGTAAGATTTACCTACACCACGAAACGCTTCAATAATGGCTCTTCGGGGACTATTTTGAATGTACTCAGCCATATCGTATTGTACAGGAGTTGGTTCAGGTAGATTAAGGTGTTTCCAAACTATATATAAAAAGTTTCTAAAATCCTTAAGCTGCTCTGGTACTTTATCCATTGCGTCTCCTATTATTCTTCACACTAGAAATGCGAAGGTTTCTTTTAGATTTGTTTAAAGGGTTACGATCTACATGATCTATGTCTTTACCTTGTAAAGCAGATTTACCATGTATTTTAACCATATTACGTCTTGATTGTTTACGGGCATCATTTCTTTTGCGTTGTTCAGGTCGTTTATGATACCTTTCGTATTCTTGTTTATAGTTTCTAGCCATTACCATTTCACCTTGTTAGCCCAATAAGCTGCTGAAGATTTACCTTTAGCAATGTTTTTACCATGTCTAGCTTTAAATGATCTTGATCTAGCAGTATTGCCTTTATCTCCAGTCTTTCCCTGTTGTCCAAACCGAATAGTCTTTACTTTTCCGTTAACACGTGTTCTAACTACATGAGATTTAGTTTTATGACTAGGAGTTTTTTTAGGTTTATTAATTTTTAATTTGCTTAAATCTGTCATTATTTTTTACCTTTTTTAGCAAAACCTATTTTCATATTATCATAAGCTTTTTTAGAAATAGTAGAATTTTTTTTAGATCGGCTTGTTCCAGCTTTTTTTCTTTTGTTAATATTACGATATAAAGACATTAATTTTTTGCCTCCTCAAAGGGTAATTCGTTAAGTAAACTTGCCATTGGTGATTCAGCAGTTATAACATCAGTGCTTGCACCATTATCTTTTAGAAATTTAACAGCAACAGAAAGTTCTGCTGATGTAGCTTCACCTGATTTAACTCTTGTTAATAATTCTTTAGTAACACTTTCGTGTAATTCTTCTAGTTTATCCATTAGTATGTCCAAATCACAGGGGTTGTAGTTCTAACGTCCACATGAACGAAAGTTTTAGCAATGCCGATGCCTGTAAATCCCAACTCCATTGCTTTTTGTACTATCGTGTATCTATCATCATCACTGTGTATGCGAATATCTGCTGCAATACCTAGTGTATGTTGACCACCTTTCTTTTTACTTTTTTCAACACTATGAGAAGGGTCACGATAACCTGATGTAATAGTAAAAGGAAAACCACAAGCCTCACGAAGTTCGTCAAGTTTATGTATAAACCCTTCACTCATGTTATTTTTGCCAGTTTCTTGACAATCAAATTCTTCTATTTTAAAATACTTAAAGGTCACTTACCTACTCCTTTTACTTTTTCAAATGAACGTAAACCACCTAGACCAAGCATACCCATAAGTACAGGCATCATAACGCTTGTATCCGCTTGGGGAACGACCACACCAAAAGGTGCTGCTAGGGGACTAATTAAAAAGTTTATTGTAAAACCACCAACACATACCCAAGCTGTTGCTGGTCGCCATGACGATTGAAACCAATTACCTTTGGCATCAAGTTTATTTACTTCTATCTGAGCTTTAGCAATTTCATGTACGTGCTTCTCAGACATTGTAGCAATCTCGTGTGCTATCTTTTGTTTAGTATCTGCATCTGGTATAAATTTGTCTAACAGTCCAGTTACAGGAGCTATTAATTGTTCTAACATTATACACCTACCAGTTTAAATAATATTGCAACAATACCTGTTAGCAATATTGCGTTAAAACCATATATTCTATTTTCAAGGCGTTGCATTTTTTCTGCACCTTTTGCTAACTGTTTTTCTACATTTTGCCAACGTATTGCACACTCAGCTTCGTGTTTTTCCATTCTAGCTAGTACATCTTTTGTGGTAATTCTTTTACTCATAATAAATCTCTATTAGTTTAAGTCTACCCATGCACCATTAGCATAGAGTTGAAGTTTATGTGTTGATGTATTATAATAAGTTTGACCATTAACAGGTGAGCTAGGTGCTGAACTTAATGATGGGTGTTGTAATCCACCATTAGTAGCAATATGTGCCATTGTTCCAGAAGCATCTGGTAATTCTAAAACACTATTTCCTCCAGTGCTTTCTGAAGACCTACCTCTTATTGATTGTTTATGTGATCCAGTATCCCATTCAAGAACATCGGCAGCAGCACTAAAAAATATGTCATTCCCAGAAGCCATTACCAAGCCATATTTGTGTAAAGTCACTATAGGGCTTTCAACATTTGAATGTGCAGCAGTAACATCAGTTACAGTATCTCCAGCACTACCTGTAGGTAAAGTAAATTCTATACTACCTCTTTCTGCTCCATCTTCACTATCTCTAACAATACCTCTTATAGCACCTAAAAATGATTTATTACCAGCATCATTATTAAAATACCAACGGATAGCACCTGTATGTTCTTGTCCGTTTGTAACAGTATTAGCTAAACTAGAACGGTCAGATGAGTCATATAAAGATATTACTGGATGAGCTGCGTTATCTGCTGTGGGTGCAGTTGCAGAAGAAATCTCAAAGAACTCTGCTGTGTTTGTTGCACCAGTTACTGCTAGTGTTCCATTATTTGTACCAGATGGAAGTTCAAATGAAGTTGTGCCATTAGCTATACCAGTATTACTTGGTGAAGTTAATTCATAATATCTACTTGTGTTTGCTGAGTCATAATAAAATATCTTACCACCACTGCTATTTAGATAAATATGATTACCAGCACCCATGACAATACCATAGCCTTTTAGTGTCATTACTGGATCTTCAACTGTGCCTCCTGTCATTAAATGAAAACGCATTTCACCATCTTCAGTGCCGTCAGACGCATCATCTATTTCTGTGTATATACTTCCATATTCTACTTTTTGGTTAGCATCATTCTGACCAAAGAATTTTAAAGCACCTAGTTCATGCAGGTCTGAGGTAGCTCCACCATTTCTATATAACTCAATAGTTGGGTTTTCTGTTGTGCTAGTAGCAGTTGTACTAGTTAGTTCTAATTTAGTTGCAGTTTCAGATATAACACCACTACTATTAAGAACCACAGTACCAGTGGCATCTGGTAATGTTATTGTTCTGTCTGCTGTTGGGTTTGTAGCTACAATCGCTGTTTCTAAGTTATTAGTTTCATCTGTGCCTTCAAATGACAATGTGCCATTTGCACCTAAGTAGATACTGTTTCCAGAAGCCATTATTAAACCAAACTGTTGTAAGGTCATAACTGGGTCTTCTATACTTCCGTTACTTATTAAATGGAATTTTAAAGAACCATCTTCTGTTCCATCAGTATTGTCAATTATTTCTGAATATATTTTTGCGTATTCAATTTTTTCTGGTGTACCTGCATCGTTATTACCAAAGAATTTAACCGCACCTATTTCATGCCCATCAGCACCTGCACCTCCATTTCTGTATAATTCAAGGCTTGGGTTTTCAGTAGTAGAACCAGCAGTTGTATCAGTTAAAGTTATTTTTGTGGCACTAACATCAAGACCTGTAAGAGTACCGACACTTGTAATACTTGGTTGTGCAGCAGTGGTAACAGTAGCAGCACTGCCACTAACATTACCTGTAACATTACCAGTTATATCACCTATTGTAGTACCTTCTAAAGCTTCTTGAGAAAGAAAGAAAGACTGATTAGAATCTTCATTTAGAAGTTTTGCAGTTATTAAAGTGTTATCTACATAATTAACAAGTTTAGTATCTGGGCTGGTGCTTCTTGATATTTTTACTACAGCTCCTGATGGTAATTGTTCAGAAAAACTTATAGTAGTTTGTCCTTCAACTATTGTGTAGAAAAGATTATTAGTAGCTGTAAAACTACCGAAAATTTTACCTACACCTGTAGTTTTTGGAACTACTACACCATTGACTCTTACTGTTAAATGAGAAGAAACTACGTAAGCAGGTGTAGTAAAGCCAACAGTCTGTGCTGAACTTAATGTAACTTCTGTATATGAATTTGCCATTTATTTTTCCTGTTGTTAATCTTCTGTTATTGCATCGGCTGCCATGTTTGTAAAAGGTTGTGTAAATAAGTATGGAGGAATTATAACATTCATTATACTTCTAGCTTCTGATTCACTTAAAGATTCTCCAAAAGGTACACTTAAAAGGTCTGTTGCTCCTTTACTAAGACTGTGAACATAATTAGCGGTAGGAGGCGTAATTAAATTAGTAAATGCTTCTTCGGGTTTCATCCAATTTACAGCACTAAAAAGACCAGTAGTACCTGTAGAAAGCATAGCTCTTGAAGCTACATTAGCTACTGTTAAATGTTTTTCTAAATATTCTTCTTGATCGCTTCTACCTAAAGAAGCGTGATAAATTTTACCTATAGTAATAGCACCAGCAATAGCAAACATCGAAGCAACAGTTCTTATAGCTGTTAAATCTCTTTGTTTTTTACCTTTAATGTACTCTCCAGAAATACGAGCAGCATATCTTTCTAACTGTTGAGACTGGGCTCCAGCAGAAAAACTTAAAAACTGTGTAGAAAAAGTTCCTACTTCGCTTTTTATAAAAGAGTTTAAATTACTTGGGTTGGTAGTTTGAATTGTGTTACGTATATCATTTAATAAAGCATAATTCATAGCATCTGCTGCTACTTGATCGTCCCATATTGATGTATTAAAAGTTTTAACTAAACCAAGCTTTCCTCTAACTCCTTCTTTTTTACTATATAAAAAAGTATGTTTTTTCATTTGAGCTGCAATTCTTAACAGCATATCTTCTGTTAAACCTAATTGTTGAAATTTAATTGAACCATAAAAATTTAAATTAGGTTTTCCACCGATAACAAGCGTAGGCTTAACTAAATTATCATAAAAGCGTTGTACTGTATTTCTTGAGTGATACCTTGTGTACAATGTTGTCACAGGTGCTAATCCACCCCATATACTTGTTACTCGTTGCCAATATTCTGCAATTTTATCAAACTTATTCATGCGGTGTTCTATTATGTCTTGAACAGTGTTTTCCATGTATCGAGATTGAAATCTTCCTGTAACTAAATCACCACCTCTTCCATCTAAATCTTCAAGAAAAGCTAATACGTTGTCATTTAATTTACCGCTTTTAGCTCTTCTAATCATGTCAGGAACAAGTAAAGAATTTTTTAAAAATGTTCTAACTCCATTTTCTGAAGCAACTGCTCCACCTTCAATCATAGCCATAGCACCAGCTTTTGCCATTTGATAAATAAAAGATACAGCTTTAAATCTTCTACCTAAATTTGCTGCTGATTGTCCTAAATGTCCTCTAGCATCAAAACTTCCACGTATCATTTTATACATATAATCTAACGCAGCTATTTCTTTTTGAACAATTTTAGGATCTAAACCTCTTGAAGAAGCAGCGTTTAGGGCTTCTGTTCTTAATGATTCAAAAGATTCATCAGTATCAATACCAACCCTAGCTAATGCTCTTGCACCAGACATACGATAAATATAAGGCTGTACTAATTGTTCTGCATTAGTATCAAGCATATCAGAAAGAGTAAAAGGAGCTACTCCCCCTGTTTTAAGTTTTACGTTATAAATACCTTTGTCATCTATTTTCATTCTTTGCCTAGCATGAATATTACGTGACTTACCTGCATTTGTTTTGTTTATTGGTAATTTATCTATAACACTATTTATTTGCTGTGGTGATAAAGCTAAAGATTCATCTATTATTTCTTTACCAAAATCATCAGTTGTTCTACCTATAGTAGACAGTAAATCTATAAGATCATCTTCACCACCTAAAACTTTACTGCTCATGGCTGCTGAGTTAAATGATGGTTCGTAATCTTGTTTAATAATCTTTCTATGAATAGACTTTAAATAAGTTGCTCCTGCTTTATAAGCTAACTGCTGTGCTTCTTTTCCTTTAGCAGTTTGTAGTAAAGCTGTAACTTTTTCTGGTGGTAAATCTTTAGTTAGTTCTCGATAAACCATTTTACCAAAAGTAAGTTGTAAATCTTTAACATCAAATTTATTAAATACAATAAATGATTTATCATAAATGTATTGACGAGGCATACCATAATTAGGAATTTTTTGAGGTAAACCTACAACTCCATCTTTAACAGCACCATCAAATATTTCTTCTAATAACTTTCCCCTAGCTTCTATAAGTTCAATAATTTTAGAGTTTAAAGGGGGTATGTCAGAAGGCATTGGAGTTTTTGTTAAATGGTGAAAAGTAGCTATATTTAATTGCTCAATAGAAAAATTATGTCCACCTTTTCTATAATGTATTCCATGTTCTAGTAAAGTTCTTCCCCATCTTACTTGGGCTGCTCTTTCTAAACCTTGAAATAGTAGAGTTGCATTTTGTCCTATAGGGACATTTTGACCTGCTTGGTTTTCTAATCTTGATGTAACTGTACCTAAACGTAAAGCTAAAGCTCTTATTTCTGGAGATTCAGATTGACTTGCTCTAGCAACAGCAGAAATTATTTTAGTTAAACCACCGCTCCATTTTTGATAACGAGCTACAGGAACATTTTGTAAATCTTTAACAAAAGGTAAATTTCTTGCATCAAGTTTTTTCCAAAGTTTTTCACTATTTTTAATTGTTTTTTGCAGATTAGTTAAAGCTTCTCCTCCAACCATTTCAGCCTCTTGAGCTTCTGTCATTGCTCTATGATTATAAGAAGCTCTTATAGCGTCTAATCTTCCGTCACCATTTAATGTAGTGTCATCAGTTAAGTGTTTACCTAAAGATCCTTTAGGGTCTGAAGTGTACCAACCTGTTCTTAAACCATCTTTGTTAATAAAATAATAATTACTACCTTTAAATTTATTCTCCGCTTGTAATTTAATTAAATTTCTAGGAGATATTGTTTCTATTATTTCTCCTGTTTCTTTGTTAAATATAACAGCTTTATCTTGTCCTTTAGTTATTCCAGAACCTTTAACAAGAGTATAATATTGTTGAGTGTTACCGTCACTAGCAGCAAACATTGTTTGTTTAGTGTTAGGATGTTGGTAAGTTCTTTTAATTAAATAGTCTTTACCGTCAATTCTTTTATTTTCTAAAACCTTTGACATTTCAGATTTGTAAATAGCGTTTTGATAAGCTTTTAAATTAAAGTTTGCAAAAGGATCTCCTTTTTCTTTAGTCCATACTGTTTCTTGTAATGAATTTCTAAATTTTATTAATCTTGTTTTTTCATACCTATTATTTGAACTAGCAGCTTGAATTTCTTGTATTTGTTTATTAATAGTTTTAAAAGCTAACAAAGCTTCAATTTCTTTTTCTTGTTTGTTTTGCCAAAGTTTTTCAATAGTTTTAAGAGCAATTTTTCTTCCCGCTTCTGTAAATTCTTTGCTAGTATAACTTCTTCCGTCAATTTTAGAAGTTAATTGTTTATTTTGGGTTAAAGGGGTAGTACCTGTACCTAATTTTGCAATATTTATACCATAAGCATTATGTACAATGTTAAACAGGTTTTCATTATTTAATGTTTTTAAATAAACAGGAGAATATTTTTCTAAATTAATTAAAGGAGTAGTATTATCTATCCAACCTTTAGGAGGTTTAATATCTTGTTTTTTGTAAGGTATAATTTTAGATGTTTGCCAATCTTTTTCAGGAACGTACCAAACACCGTCATTACCTTGTATTAAATCTTCAGCATCATCCCATAAGTTTTTATGAGCTGTTCTTTCTACAGACGACCAAAAATCTTCACCTTCTCTAGCCTGTTTTAAAGGAACAGGCATTTTCATATCATTCATACGCTTTAAATCAGCGTTTCTGTTTATTCGTGCAATTATACTATTACCAATTAACCCTCCAGCAGCTCCAAAAGCTGTCCACCATTCAAGATTATCTGTTAAATCAGTATAAGGGTTTAATGTATTATGAACTAAACCATATCCTGTACCTTCAGTAGCTCCTACAACAGTACCTCTTTTAGCATAAGCTGCTATTCTAGCTGCATTAGTCATATTAGAAGTTAATTTAGGTATATAAGCACCTCTTGTAGCATACACCATTGCCCATGTTGTAGGATCAATACCAACACCATGAATCATTGCAGAAATATTTTTTATTCCAAAACCTTCATTAAGTTTTAAAGTTTTAATATTTTCCATGTACCGTTCAGCTCTATCTAATCTAAAATCAAACTCTTCTGCACTATTAGAATTTAATATATCTACAGCTACTTTTTCTCCATACTGCCTACGTAAATTAACAATAGTTTCTGGATCTATATTAAAATCTTTTTCAACATCAAAAGTGTTAAAAAAATTTGAGTTATATGCCCATGAAATAGGAGAATTAAGTTTCCAAGCCGAACCTACCATATTTTTATATTCAACAACTTCTTCTTTTGTTTTATCAACAAGTTGTGTTGTTCTTTCTTTAACAGTACCTATCGGATCTTCTATTAAATCTTTTCCTAAATCAATGTGAAATTCACCAAATTTTTCTAAAAAAGAAGAATCATTTTCATTAGTTTCTACAGAATCAACTTCATTATTTATTGGAGCTTCATAAGGTTTATTAATATTAATACGAGCTAAATCTAAATTTATTTTATCTGATTGTTCTTGTATGTTTTTTAGTACATCTGTATCTAAACCAATATTGTTTTTTTCTTCATCTTCTTCTAAAATTAAAGGTGAATTTAAATCACTCATATAACATACCTTTATGTATTATCTTTTCGTATTAGCCCAATCGTAAAACTCTTTTATATCAAAAGTTATTAAATCTCCGTTAGCGTCTTGAACTGCATCACCTTGTATATCTTGAAGTATATAACCAGATGTAAAATCATTACCTCTTGGAATAATAGTAACTTGTTCTTTTAAACTGTCATTACCATTTATTCTACTTGCTAATTCTGTTAAATATTCAGGTAAACTTACTTCTAAATAATTATCAGCATCTTCTATAGGTATTCCATTTAGTGAGTTAAAATGTTTAAAAGGTCTTTTATCTATTACGTGGTTAAAATCTTCACCCATCCAAGGTATATAACCAAGTATAGAAGATTCACGTTCATCTTCTGTAGTTATTACTTTAAAGTTTTGATTAAACCAAGAATCTGGTGAATCTCTTAATATTTCTCCCAATGTAGGCGAAGTACCTATAATTGCATATAACGCATCTTCTTTTGTATCGCCTGCTTTTTGCATTTGATGTCTAATAGCTTCATAAATTTGATTAATACCATGTAAATGTCCTATGTTTCTACCAGTGTTAAAAAGCGTAAATTCTTGCTCACCAAGTTCACCAATAAAAGCTTCAACTGAATTTCTAATCCAATTTACATCTTCTTCTGGTATATTTATAGGCTCTTTTTGTGCTTGCTCTATAGCGTGTTTTAAATTATTTTTTTGATCATCACTAAACATAGCAGAAAAAGGAGCGTTTTTAATATTAATATTTTTTATTAATGTTTCAAATACTTGTTGTGATTCTGCATCTCCAGTATTATTTACATAATGAGGACTAACCTTTTGAAGTTTACTATATCTAATTAAACCTCTCAAAATTTGATCTAATTTTTCATCATCTACTTCTTTTCCATCTGCTAATATTTCTCCAGCAATTTTTATTTCTTGTTGCCATGCTGGATTAGTAATACCTGCATTTCTAAATCTTGTTGTAACTTTGTTTTCATAATTTAAAAATTCTTGAGCTTTTTCCATATAAGTAGGATCATCAGGGTTTAAACCTATAAGTTCTTTAGTTAATATTGTTAATTGCTTTTGCTCATGCTCTAGTATTTTATTTGTTGCTAAACTTTTAATACCATCATTAAAATAAACAGGTGGTACATTTGGGTTATCTGCTCCTAGTATATTTGAAAAATTTCTATTTTCGTATATACTAAAATCGTCAGAACCATTTAGCCAATCTTCTAAAATAGCATCAGAACCTCCTTGTACTATTTGTTTTTTAGTAATAGTAGGTTCAACTTTGTTTCTATAAGTTTCATCGGCTTGGTTTAATAAAGCTATTTCTTTTGCATACAAACTACTTTTAAATATTTTTTCACCTCGGTGATCTTTTATATTTTTAATAGCTGTGTAAAGATCGTAATCACCAACTTTAATTTTTGCAGTAGCGGTATTAATTAAAGCAGCATAACCTTCACCATTTAGTTGTTCATTTTTTTCTTGCCAAGCGTCAATACTAGTTTTTAAATAATCTACATTATAAACAGTTGTTTCAGCTATACCTTTTGCTGTGACTGGATTAATACCAGCTTTTATTAAAAGTTTTTCACTATCTTGATTTATAGTGGTTTCACCAGCATTATCAAAATACGTAGCTAATTCTCCAGCTTGGTCTTGTTGCTCGTTTTTTAAATTTCTAGCTTTATAAGCAAGGAATTTTTTATTAGATAATTCAAGTAAACCACTATCTACGTTTTTAGCTGTAGAATATATTTTTTTATTTTTTGCCCAATTATATAATCTAGGATCATCATTAACTAAATTAGCTATAGCTTTTTTAGCAAACCTGTTGTTTAATTCTGTATAATCTAATCCTGTTGATTCTTTTAATCTTTCTATTGAAAGGTCTACAGAATAATTATAACGATTTTGCACATTATCAATTAATTTTTCACTGTCTAAATGTTTTGTATAATCTGTATCATGATTTAATAAAGAAGCTTTTGAAATGTTTTTAGGATAAAAATCAAGTGCATTAAATTCAGGATCAATTTTTGTATTTACATATTTTTCAAAATCATCGTCATACATACTTTTATTTTCAGCATATACAAGGTTATCAAATCGAGTGTTAAATCTAAATTGAACATCTTCGTGTGTATTCTTAAGAAAAGTAAAAGTTTCTTCAAAAAATTCTAATCTTTTATCATCTCTTTCTGGTATGGTCATACTTTTATAATCAGCTTGATTATTTTGAACCCAATTATCATACTTATATTGATCTTTTAAAGCAAGTGTATTAACAGAATGTAAATCTGATTTAATATCATAAGCATCTTGTTGTGTTTTAATTTTAGCTGCTGTTTGTAAGCCGCTTGTAAAAGTTTTAGCTAAAGCACTCATTGTAGCAGCTTTTTTAAAATCTTTACTTTCAGCTAATAATGTTTGTGCAGATTTAGGGTTAACAAAATGATCTGACGGTGTAGCTGAAGCACGAACTTCATATTCATCAGGTTTTGCTATATCACTAGGATCACCCATAATTTCATAAACTGATTTATTTTTTGCCATTACGTTTTCATCCCTATTTTCATTGAGTGTCCTGCTGCTGCTGCTGCTCCTCCAGTTTGAACACCAGCTAATACTGAGTTTACTATAGCAGACGAAGAATCCCATTCAGGACGAGCTACAGAATTAATTCGTGATTGGTAATTAGCTTCTTGAATATATCTGCTTTCTTGTCTTTGTTGTCCAGCTCTAGCTAAGTTAGCAGAAATCATATTATTTTGCATTAAACCTTGTCGCATCATATCTTGAACAATAGCACCAGTATTAGATATAGCTCCTGTTTCAGCTTGAGCTTGTACACCTTTTGCCATTGTTCTTCTATTAATTAAATTATTAGCTATTTTTTCTTGTGCAGCTTTTTCTTCTTCTTGGGCTTGATTAAGGTTTATCTGTCTGTCTGCTTCTATTTTAGCTTTTTGTGATTCATCTATATTTCCCAAGTAAGCACCTACAGCAGCTTCGTGTTGGGCTTTTTGAGCTTCATGTGTAGCATGGGCTTGTAAAGCTCCTAAACCACCACCTATTGCATATAAAGCTGGGTTACACATTTATTTATCCTCGCAAATTGGTAGAAAGGTTTTTTACCTATTCCATATTGTTGATCTAATTTTATAAACTTAAAACCTAAAGATTTAAGCCACACTAATGAAACAGTATTATCTACATGAACATAATTAGTTAAAAGAGGGTAGATGTTAATCATTTCTTCTACCCAATCTTTAGCTTGTGGTATAAATTCTTTACGAGTTTCTATTATTTTATCTGTTCCTAATAACCAAGGACTAGCTAGTATATTACTATCAGATACTCCAAACATACCTACTACACTACCATCTTCGTGTATAATAGAATTACATATAGCACAAGTATTATAGCAATTTTCTAAAGCTTCTAAAGGCTTTAGTCCATGACTATACATAATTTCTTTAACATCTTGTTCACGCATTAAAGGTGCTACTTTAGCACAATCTTCAAATCTTGATGGTCTGTAGTAATGTGTCATATTAAAGTCTCTGGTTACGTAATACTACATACCCTTCCCATTCTGCACTTTGGAATATGCAAGGAAGGTGTGTATCGTTACTTATAGTTATATCTACTTCATTAGCTTGTGATTGTATAGGTATTCTGTAAGAGTCA